CACGCTCCAGCTCTTGATGTGGCTGAAAAAGGTCAGGCTTTTCTTAAAGTCGCCTTTCTGCCGGATCTCAATTACCTTGCTCAAAAGCTCTTACCCCCTCGAGTGAAACTTCGCCCTGCGCTGTGCATTCAGCGCCCGGATGTGCGCCGCCTGCTCGTGTCTACCCATCTTCTCGGGCGGCAGGTTCTCTTCACCGCAGGCCCGGATCAGCGCCAAAAGCCGGTTCAGGTGCCACTTTTCGCACTCGAATGGGATGCCGTAGCTTGCCATGGCGGCATAGAACAGGTCTGCCGTCTGGTAGCGTGCGCGCTTCTTGCCGCCTTTGCGGTCTTTAAAGGTCGCGGCCGTCATCGGGTCGCTCATATATCGTTGAATGGCCAGCCAGTCTTCCCGCCGCAGTCTTGTGTATACGGTCGGGTCCACGCCCTTTGTCAGAGTCATGCATCGGACGAAATCAAGCGTTTCTTCGCGTGTTTTCTTCACATTTTCGTCCAAGTACGGCTTGTGCCACTTGCTTTCCCATTTAGACAGGGAGAGCAGGCTGTACTCCAGTCGAAGCGCCACCGGTTTATCGTATGCAAACTGGTTGATTCGTTCATCCCAGCGTTCTCCACCGGGAATATGCAGCTCCAGCATTCTTTCACTCTCCCTGTACTCTTAAATGTGCTCCTTTAAAAGGCTCCCTCTTAGAGGGGCTGGCGCGTCAGCGCCTGAAGGAGTAAAAAAATAAAGACTGCCCGGAAATTTCCCGGCGCAGCCTCTCTCCGCCAAAGCGGAAAAATATCAGAGCTTATCAGCCCTGTTCCGATACCACGCTCAGTGCAGGCGCAGCGCTTGCGGTTGCGGCCATCTCCATAGCCGGGTTCTGATTGCGCAGGTCAGCAGGCATCAGGCCATTGATGAAATTTGCCGCCTTCTGCGCATCGGACATCAGCTCCATGTAAATTGCGCTGAAAGCCGGACTTGCCTCGAATTCTGCACGAATGGCATCATTCTTGAGGAACAGACGGCCATCGTCGCTCTTCTTACCGTAGGTCAGCAGCAGAACGTCCTTGAACAGTTTCATCAGCGCAGTCTGGTCATTGGCTGCCATAATGCGCTGGATGTAGCCCCTCATACCGCCTTCCACGCCCATCTGCATCTCTGTCAATTCGGCCATGGACAGGTTGAAGTAGAAGTCCTCGGTGCGCTGGTTGCCGTCATAGTCGGTATAGGAAATGGTCTTTTTCAGCATCTTAATCTCTCCTTATCGGTTCATTTTGATTTTTTCCTCTCAACAAAGCTCGCCCCTTCGGGAGAGCTGCAAGCAGCGCCGGAAAACGCCGGACTGCGCGCTGAGAGGGTGTTTTTACACAGCAGCCTTTACTGCAGCAATCAGCTCGTCCGGGATGGGAAGCTTTGCATCCTCGCTGTCGGTGCCATACAGCAGGTCTTCCACAGCCTTCATCTGGGCAGCCGTCAGCACAGTGCTGTCAAACTCCATCACGGCGACATCCTTATAGCCGGTCACGTTCACGGGCACGGTGTCGCACTCCCAGCTGAAGGTCTCGGCATCCGGGCTGTCGTTCATGGTCTCGTGGCTCTTCTCACTGGGCTGTGCGGTAGCGTTCCACACCACATGGATGATATAGCCCTTGTCGGCATCCTCGTCGGTGCCCACCTTGGTCTGCCAGCTGAAGCCGAAGGCCTTGCGCTTCTGCTGACCGATGCGGATGCCCTTCACCGGGGCAGCCAGACCGTCGCAGGGCTCAAACTCCTCCGGATACATGTAGGCCTCAATAGTAAAGCCGTAGTCCTCGCCGGAGATCAGGCGGGCATACTTCATGTTGTCAGCCCACAGGTCAGTGGGTTCTGCGCCGCTGGGGCTCTCGGTCACGCCGGTCAGGCCATTCCATGCAGCGCCATTAGCCGTGCCTTCGCCGTCTGCCTTGGGGTACACCATACCGTGGGAAACACCAGCATGGAACTTGCGGGTGCCATCCACATCCCATTTTGCTCTTGCCATAGGTTTTGTCCTCCTTTATAAATAGGTATCAGTACCACACGCTGAATACGTCGTGGTATAAGTTGTCCGAAATAAAATGGCGGTCATGAGAAGCCTTTGCAAGCAAACCCATGGCCGCCGTCATTTCGCTGTCCGGTTTCGTGTCGATCACGGTAACAGAATAATGGAAGGTCTGGCGGTATACGCGGTCGTCAGCCTTCGGGCTGCGGATCTTTTCCAGCTTGTAGCAGATACAAGGGTATTTCATCCGCAGGTTTGCAGGCGGCTGGTAGTACACGTTTTCACTGCCGCACCGCTGTTTCACGATGCTGCGCAAAAGCGCATCCAGCCCGGAGCGTCTTTCACTCAGTTTTGTTGCCATGCCATAACCCTCCCAGCGTCAGCACGATGCGCGGGTACTCCACGCTCGCGTCCGTCACCTTCCATTTTCCGCCGTAAAGCGTCACATACCGGAGATTGCAAAAGTGCTCCTGAACATACGGGTCGGCAATGACGCTTAACGTGTTCGCAAGGCTGATATCGTCGTTCACCTTGTCGCCGGACTGTAACCTGCGCATGTTCCGTGTCAGGTCGCCGTAACAGTCACGCTCTGTCACGATCTCCGAGTACACACTCGGCTCTGTCTCCTTGGTCTCCACGAAACCAAGCTTCCCAAACCACTTGCTCATAGCACTTTCACTCCATTTTGAATTTTCTGCTTACTTTTCTGCAGAAGCAGCCCATGCCTGGGTCTTCACGGTCTCACCGGTCACAACGGTGATCGCACCGGTCGCACCAAAGGCCACAGGCACCAGATAGTTTGCGCCCTCCACGATCATCAGACGGCCCTTCACGAAGGCATCCTCGATCTCGGCCTTGGTCACGGTCTCCTTATAACCTTCGTCGGCATACAGCTTGTGGTCAGCGGTCTTGCCATAGGCCACATAGTTTGCAACGTGCAGGTCCTTGTCCTGCTCATAGAGCTTGTTCAGCATTTTCTATCATCCTTTCCTTTGAAAAAGGCTCCCTCATTGAGGGAGCTGGCGAACAGCGCCGCCGTCAGGTTGACTGTGAGACTGAAGGAGTCTCTCATGCAGCCCACTCAATGGCCATAGCGCTGTAGGGGCTGGTCAGTGCACCGGAGCAGCGGGTCTCGATCAGGTACTTCTGTGCGTTGAAGTCGATGTCAAAGTCATCGAACATGCTCACGGCACCGCCCTTGTCCGCACCCACGGTATAGTCGGCCAGGTTCACGATCACAGCAGCCAGATCACCGCCCTTGGCACCCTTGCGGCCTTCCATTTCGGGAATGGTCACGATCTTGGCAACACGCAGCTTGCGGGCCAGTGCGGCCTCGTCCGTATACAGTGGGCGGCCCATGCCGTCTTCCAGCAGCAGCATCTCGGTCAGGGCATCCTCGGTGGTAAACATAGTCGGGGTGCCGCTGCCGCGGTAGTCCTTGCGGGCACGGATGGCCTGCTTGATAAAGGCCTTGTACTTGTCCTCCACGGTGGAAAGGCCAGTGGTCTTCACCTGCACTTTGATGGTAAACAGGTCGGCGTCGTTGAACACCGGACGGATGCAGTTCTCATCGATCTTGTCACGGCTTGCTGCCATGCGGCCGTCGCCCAGAATGTAGGCCAGTGCCAGCTCACGGTTCAACTTGTAGCGCATCTCGTTGCGCAGCCATGCCACCACATCAAAGCTGGTAATGTCTACCACATCGTCGCGATCCAGCTCCTGCTTCTTGTACACCGTGGTCGGGCCGGTGGAGCGGCGCAGCAGGCCGAACACCTCTTCAGTCTTGTAGTTGCCCTTCAGGTAGCCCTTGGCACGTGCATCGTCCTCGGTCAGGTCGGCGAACAGGCTCTTGAAGCGGCTGAACGGGATGTGCTTCACGCCGCCCATCACCACGCTCACCCAGTCGTCGGGCTTGTCAATGATGCGGGGCGGGGTGTCCAGCAGGTGATCTTCCGGGAACAGCCAGTCGATGTTGTCAATGCCGTGGCACAAAGCGTCCACCTCACTGTCCTCAATGCCGGCATTTGCAAAAGCGGCCTTCATGGTGCCGCAGGTCTTGGCGGTCTTCACCACCTTGTTGATCTCGTCGATGCTGTGCTTCAGCACGGTGCCCTTCGTGTCCTTCTCAAATACGTTCTGCTTCACGGTTTCTTCCTCCTCATCGTCAGTCTCTTCGCCGTCACGCTCTTCCAGGGCCATGCCCATCAGTGCATGGCAGCACTCCTGCTGTTCGGGTGTCATGCTGTTGTACACCTCTTTCAGCGTCTTGCCATCCTTCTGTTCGTCCGCCATCTCGGCTTCCTCCTGTGTTGCTTCGTCGGTCGCTGCATCGCCGCTGTGTACAAGGTCGTCCAGCGGTTCACCGTCTGGGTCCAGTCCGTGGGCAATGCTCAGGCCGCCGTCTGTGTAGATGAATGCTTCGCCGCCCTCGTAGTCCTCGTCGGCACTGTGCTTCACCACCTCGTCGATCAGCGCACCCGGGTTGCAGCCTGCCAGCACAAGGCTCACTTCCTGAATAATGCCGTGCTGGACAGTGTTTCCGGTCTTCTTAATGCAGTTTGCATAGATGGAAAAAGCGTTCAGGTCGCCATTTTCCACGCAGGCCTTCGCGGTCCGGCCAGTATCCGTATCGTTGAACTTTGCGTAGCAATACATGCCCCCGGGCCGGTTCTCCAGCAGACAATGGCCAAGGACGTTTTCCAGGTTGTCATGGTCATGGTTGTACACCATGGTCACAACTTTGCCGTCGCATTCCTGGAACGCATTCGGCGCAATGGTCAGGCCATCATAGCACTTGGTCTTTGCCTTCGTGGCCCAGCCGCTGCAGTCATAATCAAACTTCGCCATTTTGATTTGCCATACTCCTTTCTACGGCTTCCTTTCCAGCCGTGATCGTTTTGTTTCTCTCAGCAATTTCCGCATCGGATTGCGAAATATTGCTGTTCCGCAGTTCGTCCGCCTTCGGGTCCTTCGAGGGCTTCATTCCCAGCAGCTGCCGGAACTCGTTGCTCGTCAGGATCTCGTTGCGGGTAAACTTGTCCGCCATCTCGGCAACGGCGCTCACCGGTGCCAGCTTGAACGGGTCGCGGAAGTACAGCACACTCTCGCGGCCTTCCTTCCGGTCCTCTTCGGTCAAAAACTTTCGCTTCAGCTCGTCTACGGCTGCTGCCACAAGGGGCTCAATGGTACGGTTCTCATAGTTCGTCATCACCGCATCGCTTGCTGTACCGTTCATGATCTCCGGGGTAATGCCTAACTGGCTGTATGCCATGTTGGTCAGGTATTCCACGGTTTTCAGGAGGTTATTTTCAAGGCTGCGGTTCAGCTGCGTAATGTGTTCCGAACCATCGGTATAGGCAATGCCGTATTTAGAGCCGGTCAACTGCCGCTCAATCTCGGCTCTCCGGTCGTCCGCTCTTTTTTTCTGGATTTCGTTGCGCACTACATATGGCAGCTGGATGATGAGGTCCAGCTTTTCAGACCCCAGCTGGTCATCCACCACGTCCATCAGGTTCAGCTTGCGGACAAGGCGCTGGATGGTGCCGTTCGGCTCGTTCATCACGGCATAGAACGGATTCTCGATCAGGGCCACTTCTGCTTTCGGCAGGGTGATCTCCTCTTTCTGTCCGGTCTGGTCGTTATACACTTCCAGCCGCACATCATCGGGGTACCATTCCTTCACCTTTGCCACCCGCATGGAAAGGATCTTTTCTTTGCCGGTCTCTTCGTCCACATCCACGTCCACCGGCACAAGCGCTGCCACGCCCTCGTCCAGTACAGAGAGGAACATGTCATACCGCAGCGCCCTGCCGGTCTGGTCCTTGTTGCCGGAAAGGTTCAGACAGCAATTAAGGCCCGAATCAACGGTTTCGTCGTAGCGTCCGTTTTCATCGAGCCTTACGTGGTTTATTGTGATGCCCGCTGCGTCCATGGCAATGCGGGTGTATATGGCGGTCATGATCGTGCGGTCGTTCGCACGGTTCAGCCGTACCCGGTCAGGCCGGTAGCTGCTCCCTCCGCCATAGTAGTTCTTCCCGGGAGGGTCCCGGTTCGTAAAGGCGTTCCACGCCCGTTTCAGGCGGGAGCCAATCGTTGCTTCACTTCTCATAGATGCCTTTCTTATTCTGAGTGAACCTTCATCGTGCTCATACGATTCTGGATTTTCTTTGAGGCAATAAGATTTTTTCCGATTTTTGCCACAGCGTTGTAGTTGTTGTACAATGTGCTTATGGTTCCTAATGCTGATGCGGCCGTTCCGGCTGTCGCAAGCATTTTTTTCACATTGCTCGGAGTAGCAATCAGTGATTCATACTGCTTTTCTTTTTGCAACCGGTTAATTTTAGCATTAAGTTCTTCATCGCTCAGCACTCGAACACTCTTTTTCTCATGCGCTCGCGTATAGTCTGAATGTGCATGAGTTTTAGGAGTTGAACTCCGCTCTTTTCCCGCCTCTTCCATAAGTTCAGCAGCTTTTTGTTTGCCTGCAGCAACAAATGGCTCTAACTTGCCAGACTTTGCCAAGCGATACCCGCCATACGTTCCCAATGCAGCAACCGCTAACGCTGCGCCGATTTTCAACGCCCTTTTTTGTTTGTCTGAAAGCCCAACTCTCTTTTGTGACTTTTCATCTGTTCCTTCAGCGTTACTCCCTACATATCGGCTTCGTCCTGCCGCAGTCAGAGTCCCATCTTTATTTTGATATCGACGCACGCCCCATTTCATGCCCTTGATGCCCCAATGGTAGAGTTCATCGTTATAGCTGTGCATATAATCACCTCCTCTCTAATAAGAAATCCTCTATTGAAAGCGATTTCATTGTTTCTTTTTTCGACTGCTCCTTGCAAATATAGATTATCTGCTGTATGATAGATTCACAAACTACGAGGAGGCTGTCATTATGGCCAGTAACGAACTGCTTTCTACAAAAGACCTCAACTGCGAAATCGTTCCAAGCGATATCCCGTTTGACTTTAGTGATAAGACACGGTTCCGAAAAGTTGAGTTTCCAGAGCAAACTGGAGTTACCGCCAATTCTTTGCTTCAACTTCTTCCCCCAGCCATTGTTTCAGATACTGCTTCCAAAACCTACATTTTGAAATTTCCAGAAGGTGTCCAGGGAGTGCTCTTGCATCTTCGCAACGGAGGCTATGCCACGACTGTGGTTGATGCTAGTTCGCATTTTAGTGGAACCGCATCCTTGCATCCAATCAATCCAGCATCCGTTGCCCTATTTAATGCCTTTAGCATTGCTTCTTTCGCAACCGGGCAATACTTTCTCTCCGATATTTCGTCTAAAATGTCGGAAATCAGCCGAAAACTTGATGATGTCCTTAGTTTTTTAGAGGACTCCAAGCGCACAGAACTTCTTTCCGAGCTGACATTTGTGAAATATGCCGTTGGAAATTATTCCACAATCATGTTAAGCGAGCCCCAGCGCATAGCTACTCTAACGAATATCCAGCGTTCTAAGATTCGAGCGATTGCGGACATCGACTTTTACACAACCGAACTAGAGCACCGGGTCAATACAAAAGACGCTAAAAAGAATCAGGAGCCTGTTCTAATTGCAAAACAGAACCTTGACTTATCATCACAGCTCTATGCAATCAGCACTATCATGGAAGTCTATTATGCACAAAACTGGAATGCTGTTTATCTGGAAAGTGTTCTTGCAGAGGCAGACCTACTGCTGGGGCACACGAAAAACAAAATTTCCGATGCCATTAGCCCTTACGCAAAGGATATCCGAGAAGCACACAAGGCGGCCTTCCTCAAAAAAGATCCTGCCCCCTTTACTCAATCCGAAAAGAGCATTCTAAAAATATCTGATAATCTTACAAAACAGGTGCTAAGTCCACTGGTTACGGTAATTAAAAATGCACTAAATGAACCCATGAACCCCTCCGAGCTATATTTGACTCAGGACGGATTTATGTATCAAAAAGTCTAGTCATTGTAGTGGGGAACTCTGCTTACGGTTTATATTGCAATTACAGTATTTCAGATGCTGTAATCACTCAAATGCATCCCGGTTCTGCTTCCACGCAATGTAAGCATCCATCATAGCTGCCACAGCATCGATCTTCTGGTCCTGCCGCTGCTTGTAAAGCTTCCGGTTGCCGTTGGTGTCCACCAGTGCAACGCAGTTGCCCATCGCAAACTGCATCAGCTTTTCGTCAAACAGCAGCTTCCGCTGTTCACTCAGCTTTTTCAGCTCGCCCAGCGGCACGCTCTCGGTCCTCGCACCCTGAATTACTTTCGTAATGCCAAAGGTGCCGTTCTCCTGCCCCCAGCGCTCCACGAATTCCTGCGCGTTGTAGGGGTCGTAGCCAAACGCCCGCACGTCGTACTGGTTCTGCTGCACGAAGTTATCAAGGTCTTCATACACCTGCATCATGTCCAGCACCGTGCCGTCAAATACGAATAGTGTCCCCTCTTTCATGAACTCTTCGTACTGGTTTCTCCGGCTCACGGGCAGCTGGCTCAGGGTGTAGCTGGTAATGTAGTCCCTCGTCTTTACCCCAAAATATCCGCTTGAAAGCGGAAACAAAAACGTAAACGCACAAAAATCATCGCCCATGCTCAGGTCCGCGCCCATGGCGCATGGCATCTGCCAATAGCTTCTCGGTCGGTGGCAAAGGGTCTCCTCATACGGGAAAAAGTATGTGTAACCCTCCATCGGCAGGTTGAAGCGCTTTGCACTGGGCGATTTTTCGGCTCGTTCCACGTCCAGCTGATAGGTCTCGTAGCTCACGGTCTTTCCCAGGTTCGGGTTTGCCTTCAGCCACATCTCCGGTCGGCCCACTTCCTCAATGCTGTCCAGCTTGTAGTACCAGATAGAGACATGCGGGTTTACGTACTCCCCCTTCAGGATGCTCAGCAATTCCATTTTGATGTCGTCACCGCATCCGTTGCGCACCGTGCCCTCGCTGCTTGCCGCAACGATCAGGTAGTTCTCGTTTTTCGCCGCGCCCTGCTCAATGGCACCAATGGGGTCTTCTCGGATGTCGCAGCTTAGCCATTCGTCCACGGTAGCCACCGTGTCGCGCCTGCCCTGCAGCTTTTCAATGGTCATGGGGCGCACTTCCAAAAGGCTGTTGGTCACAAAGTTCTCAATGCCTTTCTTCGTGCTTGTCATCTTCACACGGTCTGCTTTTGCACCAGTGGTGTTCTGTAAACTACCTTCGGTCATGAACTTCAGCACCGGCCCTTTTGCCCGCGCCAATGCGGTGCGGAAGGGTGCCAGCACTTCATCGGCCTGCTTCATGGTAGGCGCTGTTGTCAGCTGCTGGGTGGTGTTCGTGTTGGCGGTCATAAAGTATGCCTGCAAGAACTCCAGATACATGGTCTTTGCGGCCGAACGTGTAATAATAAGATACTGCTTCGTTACCAGACGCTTTTTGATGCGCTTGGTCTCGTAGTGTCCGCCTGCCCCGTGGGGGTTCGGCACATACACGCTCCGCTCCACAAAGTAGTACCAGCCAAAGATCTGTTCTGCCCACAGCTTAAAGCTGTCCAGCATCTTCACATCGCCGCCGTCAGTCAGGGTCAGCTCGTCCTCACAGAACGCAATAAAGCCGTTGATGGCCTTATCGTCATAATAGATGCCCGGGTTTGCGATCAGATCGTCGATCCGGTTCATCTCCATGCTGATCTCTCTGCAAACGGGGATCTCCCCGCGCATCACGGCCTCCCGGAACTGGCCGTAGTAGATCGGCGTTGCCGTGTTCGAGAGTGCCATTTTGATTTTTCAGCTCCTGTGTTACTCCTGCGTGATCTCCTCAAAGCCGCTTTTGATAAGAATTGCCTTGACCTTCTCCTTCAGCAGGCGGGGGCAGCGCTCATACAGAGCCTTTGCCTCTTCCATAGTCTCAGCGAACATAATTTCCTGTGCCCACAACTTAGCCATCATATGTACCATCCTCTCTAATTTTTGTGTGATTCGTTTAAGCATACACAATCTCCGACATTTCCATCAGACATTGTTTAAGCATCTTGTTATCTTCTTTCAGTGTCTTGTTATCTTCCTGCAGTGCCGCCACTGTCTCCGGCAACTTCTCCATGGCTTTGGCCTTCTTGCGCGCTTCTTCCTGCGCGGCCAGCTCTTCGGCAGTGTAGCGGACGTACTTCTGGATGGGCACCTGTTCCACCCATTCCTCCTGTGCCTGTACTCCGGGGCGGTCAACGACCTTCTGCACATCCTTGCCACCGTTCGGATACTCGGTCACTGTCTCCCAGTGCCACTGCTCCTCCACGCCCTCTACGGCGGGGTG